CCCCGGCCGGGCGGCGGAGCACGGCTATTCGGCCGCCAATAGCCCTATTGCGAGGCGCGCGGGCGTCCGAGGGGGTGAGGGGCACCACGTAGATCCCTCCCCCTGGCCACCGCTCTGGCCACCCCCCCCTGGCCACCTCCAAACGGTGCTGGGGCAGCGGATTCTCGACGAGTTTGGCCACGCGCTGGCCACGTCCGTAGATCTACGGATACGTCCACCCTGAATCCCGTGCTGGACGGCGTTCTCGTCTATTCGCTGGCCACCCCCCTTTTTCGCTGAGAATCCCGTCCAGCAGCGGATTCTCATGTAGGTTGGCCACCCTGGACACCGATTTTTCCAAGAGTTCTTGGGGAGGTAGGGAGGGTATATATAACGATCGTTATGTAAAATAGTGATCTACCCCCTATAGAAGTTTTGGGCGTTTTGGGGTGGCCAGGGTGGCCAGCCCACATTAGAATGGCGTGCTGGTCGACGTTTTCGACGAAAAAGGGGGGTGGCCAGGGAATAGGCGAGAATGGCGTCCAGCACGGGATTCAGGGTGGACGCCCCCCCTTGGCCAGGGGGTGGCCAGGGATCGGCCTGCGGCGGCCGGTTCCTGGCCTCGCCCCTGCCTTTTCGCCTGGCCATGGGGGGTGGCCAGGGCCATTTCGCTGGCCGGCGCCCCGCCGGGGGGCTAAGGTGGTGGCGTTGGGGGCGGCGGGCGCTGCCGCCATTGGAGGGGGATGTGGCCACGGTCAAGAATAGTAGGGAGATCACCCGGCGGCTAAAGGCACTGCACGGAGTGCATTGGCGGCAGAGGTACGTACCGCAATCGCCACCCCGCACGCCCCTTGGCGCGCTGTGGCGCGCTATCATCGAGCAGTGCGGCTATTGGCCGGGCGCCTCCGGCCTGGGGAATAAGGCCAACGGGGTTTGGGAGGACATTATGCCGGGGATGTGGGTCGAGGACACGGCCACGTTCATGCTACTATTAGGGAGGTATCCGCCGGCCTTTGTCGCGGATGGGACGTACAGTAGTGGGAAGGACCCCACTATTCGGAAGCAGGCCAACCGCGTGAAGGGGTGCCTGATGCTGAACGTCCGCCTCGGGCCGCGTGGCGGCTGGGCGGGCCTCCTGTTCGGCACGGCCGAGCTCCTGTGCCCACCCGCCGCGTGGCCGCCCCGGCTGCACGCCGCGCTCCTGGAGGCGACCAGGACGATGTGGGTGCCCACCCCGCGGCGCATGGCGCACCAACTGCTGGCCAACGACAAGGTGGCCGCCCTGCCCTCCGTGGAGACGGCCGACGCCCCGCCCGCCGAGGACATGGCCGCGTTCCTGCTTTTCTGCCTCGGGATCACCTTCGAGCAGATGGAGAGGGCGCACGCCATCATCCAGCCGGGCCTGTCGTACGCACAGCAGCCCGCTCGCGCCTTCGAGGACGCCGCCCTGCGCGCCATCGAGCGCCTATCAGGGTCGCCGGCCTTCATCATCTGGGCGTCAGGGATGGATGCAGAGCAGTTGGAGCACCTGAACCCCTCTGACCAGGATTACCTGAACATGGGCATCCGCCCGGACTGGGACACCAAGCAGAAGAACCAGGCGTTTTTTGCGTACCAGAAGCACACCAAGGACCTTACGGCCCTGCGGAGACCGCCGGACACCCTCGACCCCTTCGATAACTACACATGGCCGAGCGTACAGGCCGCCATCGCCGACCGATCCAGCCACATCGCGTACGCCTACCAGCTCTGGGACAGGTTCAAGAGCCCGGTCGTGCGGGAACTGGACCTCGCCGCAGCGCCAAAAGACCCGCTGACCACTCCCATTCCCGTCATCAGCCGGCTAAAGGAGGAGAAGGCGAGGCCCTACCCCCACTCCAGGCCCGAGACCGCGGCCCTGATCGTCGCCCAGGCCAAGCGCCAGCCCCTCCAAGGGCGCCCCAAGGGCCGCCAACTTCGCTGAGAGGACCCCATGCCGGACGATCCAGCCATCATTGACGCCTTCCCGACCGCCTTCAACACGCAGGAGGACATTCTCACGGGCCTCAACGTGCTCGCGAGGGCCGCCCTGTTCGGGGAAATCCCGGCCATGAAGGTCGATCCGCTCAGGAAGATCCTCGAAACGGGCGCCAGGACCATCGCCATGCGGGATACGGTCAAGCAGAACGACAAACCGCGCACCCCGACGCCCGTGAACATGCAGATCAACACCACCATCACGAACCAACCCAGCCCCGCGCAGATCTCGGCCATCGACACCTTCCTCGGAGACCAGCACATGCCCTCCGCCGGGACCATCAAGGCCCTTGCCGCGCTGGACGACGACCCGCTTGAGGTCGAGGCGGCCCCGCTGCCGCAGTCGGACGGGATGAACGACAAGGTGCGGGCAGGGAAAGCGGACATGCGCGCCGGAAAGGCCACGTGGATCGAGAACCTGCGGAGGCCCCAATGACAAAGCCCCCCACCCAACTGGGCCTGCGCCTCCGCACGGACGATTACTTCCGCACGGAGTTCGAGGAGCGCCTCAGCCTGGACCCGGCCTTTGCCACGACCATCCGCCAGAGGCTCCAGTCGCCCGCCTGGGCCGTCATCAACCTCGGGACCGTGGCCTCGGGGAGCTCGCAGGGCCTGATCCCCTACGATCCCGGGCAGATGACGGTGCGGATGCAGCAGGAGATGATTGAATACTGGGACGATCCGCCCCGAGATCTCGATGGGATGACGAAGTTCCTCACGCTTTTGGCCCCGCGGCAGGTGGGCAAGTCGCTGGCGGCAGAACTTCTGGGGTACGCCACCGCCAGCCGCAACCCCGGCTGGGACCACGTCTGCGACGCGGACACGAAAGACCGGGCGATCTACCTCCATCAGCGCGTTCACGACAATCACCGCCTCTGGCCACTCGCCCTTCGCACGGAGACCGTCTCCGCGAAGGAAAACAGGCAGATGACCTTCGAGTTCCCGGACAAGACCAAGTCGAAGATGCGCGTTCGGAGTGCCAACGACGATTCTCTGGGCCTGGGACAGAGCCCGGACTCGTACCACGCCAGTGAGTGCGCCTTCTGGAACGACTTTGGCGGCGCCATGTCACTGATCCTCCCATCCATTACGAACAGAGCGGACTGCCGCGTCGTTTTTGAGTGTACGCCAGCCCCTTTGGGCCTTGCCTCGGGCGCCGACTGGAAGGACCACTACTTCGCGGCCAAGAACCCCATCGCTGGGGTGCGGCACATGGCCCGCTTCTACCCCTTCTGGGACGGGTTGCTCAACCGGCGGCGCTGGCCGCCCGAATGGAAGATGGACAACGAGGAGATCCGCCTCATGGAGCGGTTCGCGCCGCAGGGCCTGACCAAGGAGAACCTCGCCTTCCGCCGGATTCAGCTCGGACAGGCCACGGAGTTCCGAAAGCACCCGGAAACCTTTCGGATCTGGTATCCGTTCGATGACGCCACGTGCTGGATGGAGGGGACGGTACGCGCCGTGCCGGCCGCAGCCCTGGAGCGGCACGCCGACACGCCGAAAGTTCAGTGGACGACCGAGGATGGATACCAGGAGTACGAGCCGCCGCGCCCAGGGGCCATCTACGTCATTGGCGCCGACCCCTGCGGCTCCGCCGGCCGGGACCACGCCGCGTTTGTGGTGCTGGAGGTGTGGGCGGACGAGTGGCGCGTGGTCGCCTGCTACAGCAACACGACCACGCCCCTGGATTTCGCCAACCTCCTCCTGAAAACGGGCGAATACTACAACATGGCGTACATCGCCGTGGAGAATAACGGCGTCGGGCAGGGGACGCTGTCGCCAATCATCGCCGCTAAGTACAAGAACCTCTGCTACGATCGCGGCCAGCCTGGATATGTGAGCGCAGGGGGCGCAGTCGGGGAAGCCCTCTTGGGAGACATGGTTCAGGCGCTCCTTGACCGGATCTACATCCCCTGCCAGTTCCTGTTCGACCAGCTCTCGACGTACAAACATGACAAAACCACGCAGGAGAGCAATAGCCAAGAGACTTTGCGCGCACTCACCAACGTGATCGCCAAACCTGCTCGTGGGCGCCGAGAGAAACACCACTGGGACCTCGTCAGCGCCTTGATGATGGCGACGAAGGGCGCACGGATGGAGGCCCCACGGCGACACAAGCCAAAAGCCACAGACCGGGACGTCAATGCCGGCGATCCGCGCACCTTCCCTGACGCGGGCTTGACAAAAGGCCGCAAGGCCGCTATGATGCGACAACTTGGTCTCACCCCCAGCACAAAGAACGCCTGGGGGCCGTCCGGCCGGAATAGCACAGCACTTTGGGGGCGGAAATGAGCGGCGAGGGCAAGCCCAACGGAACATTCTCGGTGATGTCGGCGCAAGAGGCGATCCGCGAGGCGGAGCGCACCCTGTCGCGGACGATCCGGCCCCGCCTTGCGCGATACAAGCAGATGTACGCCGGCCTCAACCGCCCCGTACAGGCGAACCTGAGCCAGATCCTCGGGGGTGACCTGGACCGCAGCCGGAATGAGGATGGGGAGGCGTACTTCGACACGAACTACGCCTTTATGATGGTCGACACGGGACGCAGCAACGTGGTTCCGGGGAACCCGCAGGTCCAGATCCTGCCAATGGCGGACGACGTCGACATTCACCGGACGAAGACCGCCGAAGCCCTTGTCAACCACTGCTTTCGACAGGGGAAGATGCGGCGCGTGCTGGGGCGGCTCAACGGCCTGACCATGCTACAGGGCGTGAGTTACCTCAAGTGCGTGTACGACATTCAGCAGAAGACCGTGCGGTATCGCGTGGTTCCGAGGCTCGACCTGTTCGTCGACCCGCTTGCAGAGACCTGGGATCAGGTCGGGTACGTCATCGAGAAGACCACCATTCCGATGGCGGAGATCCGGCGGCGACTTGAGAGCGGGCAATACACGCCCATCGACAAGATGACGATCGACCAGACCATCGAGATGTTGAAGACTCGGGCCAACAGCCTGATGTACGATCACACCTCGGGTAGCGGCGGCGTCACGGCGTCATGGTCGGACTGGGTGGGGCGCCCGTCGCCGCGGGACATCCTGCAGGAAGACAACCAGGCGCTCAAGAAGACGGATGTCGTTGTCGTCTACGAGGTCTTCGACCTGACCGGGGATCGCCTCTGGCACTTCGCGGGGACGGGGCTCTGGCCCATGTTTGTGAGTGAGCTGCCGTACCGACTGGTGCCCAACCCGTACATCCCACTGGTCTACAACGACGCCCTCGAAGGGACGGGCGGGATCAGTGACCTCGAGTTGGTCGAGCCCCTCATCTCGCAGATCCACTATATGTCCGCCATGAGCGTTCGCCACGCCCAGGCGTGCGTTCCGCGCACCCTGGTGAACGATGACGCGCTGGAGGACCCCGACGGCTTCGTCGCAGACCTCGCCAACGCGGCTGGACCGGGCGACGTGGTGCGGGTCAAGATCGCAAACACGGGGAAATACAGCGAACTCTCCTCGATCTTCGCGCACACACCGCAGCCGTCGTTGATGCCGGAGTTCGGGACGTCCATCCAGCGCATGGAGGACAAGCTCTACGAGACCCTCGGCATCAGCCCCTTCCAGCGCGGCGTCGTCGGTGCAGGGCGCGTGGCCACAGAGTTTGCCCTCGCGGATCAGGCCAACCAGACGCGGCTGGCCGAGCGCCTGCAGTGCCTCGGGGACCTCATCGAGCAGGCCGCCCGGGTGACGCTGGACCTCTACAACGAGTACCTCCCACACACGCACCGGATCTACCTGCGCGTCCAGGGCGCGTCGCAGGGGATGGTCGCGTCGAAGGAGACGCTGCCCTTCTACCCTGGCGTCAGCGTCAGTGGCTCACTGCTCATCAGCGTCGTGCCCTACAGCCCGGCTGAGGTGACGCGAGAGACGCGCCTGAACAAGATGCTCCAACTCCTCCCGATGCTCGCGCAGATGGACCCCGAGGCGCTGAACACCCAGGCCACCATGTCGGCCTTGGTGGATGCTGCCGCGCTCCCGCCGGGGATGCTCTACTCGCAGGAGGAGAAGCTCCAGCGCCAGCAGGTAGCGGCCGATGCCGCGGCGGAGTTCGACGCGCAGGCCGGCGCGGACGTTCCTGTGCAGACAGGCGTCCCGCCGCTGGCACCGGCCCGAGGGGGTGGAGGAGGCGTCTCGCCAGGGAGGGTGAACGCAGGCGGCCAGAGCGCGGCCACGCAGGCCCAGGGGGCGCCACAGGCCCGAGGCGCTATGGTCGGCGGAGCAGGACGTTGACATTGGGCTGGGAGTAGGCTAAGGCATTGACCTGCTAAGGAGGTACACCCATGCCCATTCCCCCCGCCGCTGTTGTTGGCGGAGCCGCCGCTGGCGGGTTGCTCTACGCCGGGTACACAGGCAAGAAGATCTACGACGCCATCGTGGATGATCTTGATCCAGAAGGCACGTTCAGCCTTTTCGCACAACCGCCGGTGGTGAACGTGCCAGGCAAAGGCATGGTGGGGCAGGCCCCACGCACGCCGGATGAGGATCAGCGGATGGCTGACAAGCTCGCGGGCGGGTTGCCGAACAGGCAGGCCCGCGCCCCTGAGCCCACTGCCAGTCCTGAGACCCCAGACTACAGCGGAGACGGGTCGTACCAGGAGGCCAGCCCGGAGCCGGCAGAGGCCCCTGTAGACTGGTCGCAGTACACAGGGGCTCCGGCGAAGGAGAAGGCCCCTGCCCCAGCAGCCGCCGCGCCTGTAGCGCAGAAGAAGAGTGGTGCGGAGAAGCGCGCCGCACTCCCGGCGAAAGACCCGCAGTCGCAGGTCATCAGCGACGGTCAGTGGTCGTACGAGATCATGCCCAACGGCAACATCCGATTCTTGTCGGTGCCTGCCAACAGCCGGATGTACGGTGAGGTCATTGACCCGAGCAAGGTAGGTGCCCTACCAGACGGACCTGCAAAGCAGCGGCTGACGAAGGCCATCGAATCTATCCAGGCGATGGCGGCTTCGCAGAAGCCGCAACCAACGGCGAGCGAGGAGCCCGCCACGGTGGAGACGCAGCAGACCCCCGCGGCCAAGCAAGCCGCACAGCCCGAAGATGGTTACGTTCCCCCGGGGCGCCTCCAAGGCGCCCGGCGGATTATCAGCAGGTTCAGCCGACCGGGCGCAGGCGCCGACGGCAGTGGCGCGTTCTGATAGACAACACACCGTAGGAGGACAGTCACATGGCACAGATGGAGAACGCGAAGAACTTCGTAGCGAAGGCGCAGGGCAACTTCGAGAGCATGACCCGCCCCGGACAGGGCACCATGTCGGACGCAAAGGGCGCCTTTGCGGACATGACCAGCACCGGCGGAAAGGGGGGCATGGCAGAGCCCGGCGAAGGTCGGATGCAGGACGACGGCGTGGTCGCAGACGAAGGTGGCTGGATGTACCGCGACCTGGGCGACGGTCGGATCGAGATCATGGCGGCGCCAAAGGGCAGTAAGATGGTCGGACAGATCCTCGATCCGAAGAAGATCGACGCCATCGCGGACCCCGCACAGCGCGCCCGTGCAGGCAGGGCGTACGCCAGCATCAAGTCGGTGATGGCGGGTGGAAAGGCGATCCCGCAGGGCGCACGCCCGAAGATGCCCGCCGCCCCGGCGGCGTCCGCTGGCGGAGCTACGGACCCGGGCAAGCCCGGCCTGGAGGGGCTGCCCATGACCGGCGTGCCCAGCAACGGCGGCGTCCCCTCCGCGAGCAGCACCATCTTGGGAGAGGCCCGCTCCCGCACCAGGGGAGGGATGTAGACCATGAGCACCGCAGCCCTCCCCCCGATGGCCGCTGGCGCCGGAGCCCCCGCTGAGGGGGCCTCCCCGGAGGTCGACGAGCAGCAGGCCGTTGCCGTCATCGCCAGCATCGTCGACCAGCTCATCGCCGCCGCTACGCGCGACCCGGCGACGGTCAAGACCATCATCACGACCGCGATGGAGGACCCCGAGATCCGCGCCATGATGAAGGAGGCCCTCGCCGGAGCGCCCTCCGAAGATGACACGGACATGGACGACGAGCCCACCGACGACGACTTCGAGGCGCTCATCGCAGGCTCCGACGACGTCGGGGAACTGTCCGACGAGGACCTTGCGCTGTTGTCGGCCGAGTAGCCACCAACCTGGAGAGGATTCACATGCCGCTGTACGACACCCGCTGTCGATCGTGCGGCGCCGTTGAGGAGGAGGACTATCGCTCTGTCGATGATGTCCTCCTCTTCTCGTCTGGCGCCTACGGTTTCCCATGTTCTTGTGGCGGAGAGGCCGCCATCGTTACCACGGGCAAAGTTCGGCTGCCCCAGGACAATCTCCTGCCGGCAGACATGCAAGGGGAGCGCCTCACAACGAAGCAGTTCCACGAGAAGTACGGAGAGGACGCCCACCCAGTCGAGCCAGGGAGCCCCTTGGCAAAGAGACAACTGGACAAGATCAAAGCCCACAACCACGGACGGGCGATGGCGGCGGGGTATCGGGACTCGGGGCACATGTATAGCGAAGTGCGGCGGCGCCAGAACAGCAGGAGGTCGTAATGGAAGGAGAGGCAGTAGCAGAGACCGTCGAGGCCCCTGTAGGGGATGCCGCGCCGGTTGAGAGCGCGGCGCCAGCCGCGGAGGGCAATAGCGACGGAGGCTTTGACTGGGGGGCGTGGACGCCGGATCGCGATGACGTGCCGGAGCAGTTCAAGCCCGCCGTCACGCAGATCACGTCGTACTATCAGAAGCAACTCGCGGACGCTAAGGCGGCCGAGGAGCGCGCCGCGCTATTCCAGCAACTCTACGAGGCGCATGACACGGGCACCTCGGCAGAGATGATCGCCGATATGATGATGGCGAAGGATGATCTGGAGAGCCTCCGCGCGCAGTTCGACGAGTTGAACCAGCAGTCCTCGGGATGGACCACGGAGAAGGTAGAACTCGCCCAGCGCCTCGAAGAGACGCAGGCCGAGATCGAGATGCTCCGATCGAAGATCCCAGAGGTAGAGGCTCAACTGCGGGACAGCATGTCGCAGGAGTACAGCGCCCTAATCCAGCAGGACGTGGACGCCTTCTTCGAGATGCACAGGGAAGACCTGGAGAACGACGCCATCCGGGACGCCTTCACGGAGTACCATGCGGGCTCTGTACCGGAGGGCCACGCCATCCAACTCGCTAAGATGCCGCCGGCAGATCAGGCGTTCGCCAAGGCCCTTCTTGAGAGCGGGACGCCACCGAATAAGGTCCTGCCGCTGACGGCCCGCGCTGCAAAAGAGCGTACGCCGCCGATTAGCCCTGCCGCTACCTTGACAGCGGGCGGGGCGCCTGTTAGTAGATCCCCAAGCCCAGCGGCTAAGCCCCAGGCCAACCAGCCAGCGCCAGTCGGTAGTGGCAGGTTCGCCAACACGCGGGCGCTCTTCAACCGCCCCTCCTAACATCACGAGGTACTCCACATGGCACCCCCCTCTGGTGCGCTCATCACCTCTCGCATCGGCGCGGAGCACCTCCCGGAGTTCGCCCGCGCGTTGTCCACCGACGTCGAAGCGATGATCTTCGGCGCGAACCCCGTCTCGAAGCTCCTCTTCTCCGGCAAGTTCGCTGGCCGGACGATGAACCACGACGGCGCCGCGCAGCTTGAGATGGTCGATCGTACGAGCACCCGCTCGAACATCGTCGCCGTCATCAACGGCCAGGAGCGCCCGCGCACCAACGGCGGCGCCGTTGAGCATCGGCACCGCGCGTTCCCCACCGCCCCGCTGTTCAAGGGCGACGCGACCCTGACCTACGCCGAACTCGAGGAGCTCTCGCTCACCGCCGAGCGCGCCGCTGGTGGCCAGTCCAGCATCGTCTTTATGAACAACGTGCTCGACCACCTCGCGGACAGCCAGGAGGACCTGCGGCGCCGGTTCACCAAGTGGTTCGTCCGCGGCTCGCTGCAGAGCGACCCCGAGGAGGCCGATGCCGAGGTGCTCGCGCAGGAGGCCCTGGACTACCAGGACATCACCCGCACGTTCACCCTGTGGGGTGGCAACGCCGCCATCGGCCTCACCACGTGGCACCCCGACGCGCCCAAGACCACCCTCGGCCAGGGCGGCCTGCTCCAGTTCCAGGCGCCGGAGTCCCAGACCGGGCACTACGCCGGCCTGTACCGGAAGGGTGATGGCGGCGCGACCGCCGGCAGCCGGTACTGGTACAACCAGTACGCCCTCTGCAACGGCCCGGACACCCTGGCCCTGCAGCTTCGGCGGATGCGGCAGGCCATGATGAAGCTGCCCAAGTACGAGAAGTACAAGTTCCCCACGATGGCCCTCGCGGATAACCGCACCGTGGAGCAGCTTCTCGAGTTCCACAAGTCGCGGCTCACCGCCATCGGCAACAAGGCCGTGTACGAGGAGATCGACAAGGACCTCTACGGCGACGTTGAGACCTCCTTCCGTATGCCCGTCGAGGGCGGCGGCACCCTGGACGTGCTCGTCCCCCCGGAGTTGGACTTCGACTCCGACGACGACATCCAGACCCTGCGTGGCGTGATCATGCTGCCGAACATCGCCACCTTCATCACGATCAACTCGTGGGCGAAGATGCAGCGGCTCATCCAGCAGAAGGGTCTCCCGTGGCTCACCCCCACCGAGGGCCTGAACAACCGCGCCTTCCTCCTGTCGGACTTCTTCCAGCCCAACGTGGAGGAGGAGCTCTGGAAGAGCATGTGGTACATGAGCCACCTGCACATGGCGGAGGAACTGGCGTTCAACGGCGCCATCAACGGCACTGCCAACATCGACGCCAGCGCCTAATCGGCTCACAAGGAGGATTTCCCCATGCGTGGTTTTCAGAGCAACGGGCAGAACGTCCTGATGGAGGTTTCCGCCCAGCAGAAGTGGCAGTTGGGGATGGTCCGTCAGGCCCCCTCCCCGGTTGCCCCCGACACCAACGACCCGGCCTTCGTCTGCGAGTACATCTACTGCCTCGCGGGCGAGGAGTTGGACCCCGGCGAGATCGTCAGCCTCGACCTGACCTCGCTGTCCACCATCTCCGAGTGTAAGGTGGCCAAGGCCCCCGGAGTCAACGCCACGATCAACGTCGTCGGCGTCGTCCCCGAGAACCTCCGGGACGTCACCGGCAACCTCCTGGACGTGGTCCCCTCGGGGTACTACTTCTGGGCCGTGCGGAAGGGCGTGGTGCGCGTCATCGACTCCGGGACCTCGACCGCTGGTGACGTGCTCACGGCCAGCGCGACCGCCGGCAAGGTCGACTCCAGCGCCACCACCACGGTCGGGCTTGGCGTGGTGCTGGTGGGCGGCTCGGCGGGCCTCATCAAGGCCCTGTTCAAGGCGCCGCTGGCGTAGCCCCCGGCTGCCCTCGACACTCCGCCGGGGGGCCATCAGTGGCCTCTCGGCGGATTTCGCATTAGTGAGGCAGCATGTCCCCTACGTACCAGACCTCGATCCCGAACGGCTCGCTCGGCTACCTGCTCAAGCGGATGGCCACGTACCTCGACTGGGCGCCCACCAGCGCCCCCGAGACCGAGGCACGGTTCATCGACCTCGTGAACGACGAGTTGGCGCGGCTGTCGACAGAGAGCCCGTGGCTGATCAACGACAAGGAGTTCGTGCTCCGGGTTGAGTCGGACTTCATTCCGTCGGACCACGAGGACGACGTCGTTCTTCGCCATGAGAATGACCCCTTCGTACTGACGCGCACGTCGTCGGAGGACTTCGACGACTGGCCCACCGACGGCTCTTGGAACTCGCGGTGGATCGAGATTACAAACGAGGCCGGGGACGTAGAGCGTCGTCGGATTCGCTCCGTGTGGCGTGCGGTTCAGCCGCCGGCAGCCGACACCCTCTACATGTCGGTCGATCGCGCCCTCACTATTACGGGGGAGACGCTCGACTTTCGCGTCTTCACGATCGAATACCCGCTCCCTCACGGGACGGTCGGACTCTCGCGAGACACGCTGATTCAGGACAACCGCCTGGACCTACCGGCGCAGCGCGTTCAGCCGATGAAGAAGATGGCGGACAGCGCCTTCCGTGGCGGTGACCGGGAGATCCCCGAGGACTACGCCGTTGACTGGTACTGTGGTGCCGAGGTCCAGCCTCTGGCCACGCCGGCAGGCGCCCCGGGTGTAGCCAAGACCGCTGGGCAAAGTCCGACGATGTGGGGTGGCCCCGATCTCCCCGGCACGTTCCAATACTGCGTGGCGTATGGATGGGGGCAGTACGCAGACACCAGTGAGCAGGATGAGGCAGCTACGCTGCGGCCGATCCCGAAGTACCTGTCCGCGCCGAGCGAGGCCAGCGCCAGTGTCACGGTCGCCGCGGGAGGCAACGCTGTCGAGATCTACCTCCCGGACGTCGCGTGGCTCGCGGGCTGGGGAGAGAGCGCCCTCACGACCTCTACGTCGGACGTGCGCTGGTATCACACAGGCATCTACCGCTACGTCTTCCGTCGCCGGCTGGCGACCACGGCACCCGTAGCGCCCCCACACAACAACGCCAACATGCAGAGGCACGTGCCAGCCGACGGTGTTTGGCGACTGTGGCGCGTCGTACAGAGCGAGACGACGCAGACCTTGACGGACAACGGGGCGCTCCCTTTGGAGATGCAGCAGCGACCGCTCACCACGGACGGACGACACCTCACGCTCTTGCCGAACGGCGCGCCGACCGGAGCGAAGGAGGTCTACCTTCGCCTGCGTGTACGCCCCCCGCCGCTGTTCGGCGCGTCGGACCCGCTCGGCCTTGTGCCTGGCGCAGAGATCGCTGTCGCCATGCGCGCCGCTGCTCGATTCGCGTCCTCGCAGTCGCGGCACGATGTGAGCCAAGGGCTGATGCGAGAGGCAGGTAAGATCATCGACGCTTTGCGAGGCAACTCGACGGGAGTAGGGTCGCGCATCACGCGCCGTATTCCGAGCCGGAGGTACTGATGCCGGGCCGCGCGAACCTGGATGACACTACGCAAGGCCCCTACCGGCTTGTTGGGATGGACACGCGCCGAGCCGCCCGCACGGAGGGCGCGGCGACGCTAATCCAGAACTTCAACGTCGGCATTGACGGCCTTCTGCGAGGCATCGTCGGCCCAGCCCCTGTGATGGTGGATCTGCAGTCCGGCGCCCCGCAGACGTACGAGCCCCTCTACGGGGTCTTCCTGGGCAACATCGGCGGGCTCGAGACGCTGTTGATCTACGAAGGGGGAGCCATCAAGCGGTGGACACCGTGGGGTGGACAGAACGCCTGGGCCACGCTGGAGGAGGGGCTCCAGGCAGGCAGCACGCTTGCGCCGGCACAGTTCCTGTCGGCCGGCGAAGGGGTCGTCATCCTTCCGCAGTCTGTAGAGGGGGCGCAGCCGCGCTACTACGACGGCATGTACTACGGCTACCTCGGCTACCCGGACATCCCCCCGACGGTTGACCCCATTGGGCCAAGTAACAGGTCGCCGTCGAGCACCGGCGTACCAGCTTACGAGGGACACAACACCGCGGGCATCGCGCGGATGGCCGTAGACCTCAACAAGACCTATGAAAGCGACGGGTCACTCACAGAGACGAGATACCGCTTCTACAGGTACGGCTTTGGGGCCATCGGATCGACAGAGGCAAACCCCGCATCGACAGACGCAGAAGGAGAGGATGCGGGGATCTTGTTGCCTGGAGAGTGGTTTGCCACTGTGCAGTATGTGAATCGGTGGGGGCATATCTCCGCGCCCGCGCCGCTGTCGGCACCACAGCGCCTCAGTTTCCGACGCCCCATCAACACCAGTACGCAACTGGAGGACCTCCGGCAGAACTGGTATTGGAACATTCCCGTAGGGCCTAAGAACACCGTAGGACGGATCATCTCGCGGACGCGGGACACGATAAACAACGGAACGGGCTTCACGACTTACGAACTTCGAGGCCGTGCAGGTAGCTCGGGGCTTGCAGCCTTCGCCTCTGTCCCTGACAATGCCAGTACGCTGTTCTACGATAACTTCGGAGACGGCTCCCTTCTCACAGAGACGATGCAGACCATTCGCGTTCCTACGGCAACTGCGATGGCTTTCGCTTTCGGGCGGCTCTGGCTCGGCACGCGCGACGGCCGCATCTATTTCAGTAAGCAAGGCAACATCGGCACGTTCCTCCGTGATGAGTTCGTCGTCACCTCCGGACGTGTGACTGGATTCGCACTGACCCCCGAGGGGCTTATCGCTTTTACGGCTACGGACGCCATGATGGTGATCGAGCGGCCCGAGGCGGCTGCGTTCACCACGAGGAAGATGGCTTCGACCGAGGGGTGCGTGGCGCCGGACAGCATCCGCACGCTCACCGACGGGACGGTGATCTGGCTGTCTCGCCGAGGGTTCTGCGCCTATGCCGCCACGGCAGATGGAGGAACACCGCTGCACGTAGGGGCGCCGATCGTCCACGACTGGACGGAGCACATGGAAACCGTAAGGACCGCCTGCGCGGTTGTGCATCCGACACAGGGGACTTACATCTGCTGGGTTCAGACCAAGCGAGGGAAGATTGGTTTTCAGTTCGACTCGCAGTTTGGCTGGAGCATCCGTACGGATGTCGAGGCAACTTCTGCTACGCCGTTTGATGACACGATCATCGCTACTGGAGTACGGAGCGACGACTCACTGCGGGGCATCTGGTGCCTGGATCGGCGCCAATACAAGTCGGCCAAGGTAGACTATGTAGGCGACCTCACCTACATCATCGAGACGGAGCACTTCAACACCCAGGATCAGGCGGCAGTTAGTGCGTGGCACCTTGAAATGGAGGTGTGGCACAACACCGCCCCTACGTTCACGGTTGAGTGTCTCCCGTATGGCCGGGCCGTGACCACGACGTCTACGCATACGGTCGCGTCGTCGACCGTAGACAACGGCGCAGACAACGGACGCTGGGACACCTTCGTCTGGGGCGCTGAGGCCGAGTATTGGGATAAGGACCTGCAGTCGGTTATTCGCGCAGACCTGAGCGCCCACCACGCCCGGACCTTCCGCGTGCGGGTTACGGCGCAGACGCCACCCACCATCGGCTGGATCAGCGTCAACTCGAATAAGCGAGGGGGTGTCCGTTGAGCATGTATGTACCGGCACCGCTGGGTGTAGCGGAGAGCGGCTCCACAGAGCCCATCAACAAGGCCCTCGGTGTCCTCAGTCGGGCGCTGCGCTCCGTCGATAGCAACAACTTTAGCGCCAACTCCCTTGATGTCGCTGAGTATGGCGCCATCCAGCGCGTAGTGGGTGTGTCGCTCCAGGTCCCGATCGGGGACGACGGCGATCTGGAGCCGGCGACGTACTCCGGGTGCCTGCCGTACGATGACTCCACTGGCGCATGGGAGGGCTTGAAGGATGGGGCCAGCCGAGACACGACCTGTAACGGGCTGGCCATTGAGATCAATAAGGCACGCAACTGGTCGCTGCTGAGCAGCACACTGACCAAGTCCTTTACGTGTCGGCAGAGTTTCCTACACCTACGATTCACCTGCCAACTGTCGAGCAACATCCTCGGTGACGTTGGCGTCCAGTTCGCCTTCCGCGTGGACGGGCGAATCATCGACGACTCCGCTCAGGGAGGCTCTCCGAGCCCAAACGACCCATACACCGGGATGCACATAGTCGACGGGCCTGTGTTTGTGAGGGCTCTTGTACCTGTGGAGGATGGAGAGCACACCGTCGAGGTTGTGTATCGGGCGCTCTACATGCCAGAGGTATCCGCAAACGTAGATGAGATGACCTTCAACATCCTTAGCAGGTACTTGATCATCTCCGCGGAGGGCTCGCCATGAGCGCGTTCATTGTTCCCGGCACAGTGCGAAACGCAGCCAGCCTCACGGACGTCCTCTCGGATGTGGAGGATGACATCAACGGCGTTCCGCGTGATGCCTTCCTGCCCGAGAGCATCATCCCGGAGACCCTTCGCCTCGGCCTGTTCTCGGGACATTACGTGGCTGGCGAGGAGGTCGGTGCCGAGGTGGGCCTGCTCTTTGTAGGAGGCGACTCGGCTTCTGGCTGGTCCGAGGTCTTGAAGGTGGACGTTGGCGGCACGGGGCAGGGGTACGGAAACCGGCGACGAAACATGGAGATGATTACGCTCTACCAACGGCCCACCTTCGGCGGGTTTGTTATTGAGTGGGATCTACACCTATGGCAGATTACGTCGTGGATTGCTCCGACCTTCGAGTACGGACACGCCTTCGGCCGCTTTGTTATCGAGATCATGGTGGAGGTGTGTAACACGACGGACACCAGCAGCACCAGTTCGGACTGGTATCCTGTGGCCGGGCCATTCTACCAGAGGAACAACGCGGTCTACGTCAATAACCACAACTACCCGACGGACGAGGCTACGTTCTCTGGAGACACAGGAGACGACAATCCACTCATCAGCGCCGCCATCTCCGGCGCGGTACTTGTAGACGCCGCTATTATGACGGCGCTGGTCGGCCCGACAAACATCAACGTCTATGGTGTCCGGGTTCGCGCTCGGGCGTGGATGTCTGACGAGCAGTTCGAGTTGATTGCGGACAAAGTCACCGACCTCTCCCCATACGCCCTGTTCGGGCTTGGCTCCAGCCGGCTGTGCGTAGAGCACACAAACGCAGGGATACTGGAATGAGCACCGTAGACCTTCAAGTCGCCTCTGCTGCGGTCGATGAGGACGTCTCCGATGTCCAACTCCTGAACGATCGGCTGGCTGGCCCACCGACAGGCGCTGTGGATTCTGCGCGCATGTTGTGCGGAGGGCTGGACAGTGACAACTGGCCGACGCTCTCCCCTCTGGAGACCGCACTCCATCGGCGCTGGACATCACAGCACCAGGGGTACGCCGCACTCCAGCGGCCGGTGGACTACAAGGCAGACCTCTACAAGACGCAAGAGGAGGGGATACTGATCCCGGGCGCCGTATGCTCCTTTACTACGAAGGAGACGAGGGATGTAATCGTCTACTGGAGCATCACGTACTCGTCTATTAGGCAGACTGGGAGGTACGCCCCGAGCACGGACGCAGAACAGAAGTTGTTTCTGGACCTTGACGGAGAGCAGATCGACAACGCCGTACGGTACATTCCAGTTAGTTATGGGGCGTGGGCACGAAGCGTCTCTAATGCGGGGACAGGAACGGCCATCGCTATGAACAACGATGTCAATGATCAGGTTATTTCTCGTGGCAGGACGTGGACCGGACACAGAGTGCTGCGAAACATCGCCGCCGGGGATCACCATTTTGGTGTTGTCATCTGGATGAGCGGCAAGGGAACGGTTAGGATACACAGCGCCCAGGTCTGGGCGCTTGTTCGGAGGCAGTAGCCATGAAGAGCAGCAAGGAAATCATCTCGTCTGGCAGGTTCCGGCCGAATAGGTTGATGAAGGCTCAGCTCATGGAGGACCAGCAGGCTGCCTCCGAGGGCAAGCTCGGGCTGACGCAGGCGCAGAAGGAGCAGATGGCGCAGGAGAGCGCCACGGCCGCAGCCACGCAGGCCGCGCAGACCCAGACGGAGATCAGCCGGTCCATGATGGGTCAGCCGGACTTCGTCGGCCAGAAGGCGCAACTCTCCGCCGCCGCCTCAGAGGCCGCCGCCGCCCAGGGCGCGGCCGGCATGGCCGCCGCGAACATGGCGAGCCAGAGTCAGGCCATGCAGAAGAAGTCCATGATCGACCAGCGCCTCGCGCAACTTGCGAACCGGCGATACAACACCGGCATGTGGATCGCGCAGACGGGAGTCAACATGGCCGATAAGCATCTACTGGGCGCAGGCAAGGGAGCCGAGACTGCGTCTCAGACGGCGCAGACTTCTGTCGGCGCAGAAATCCCCTACCAGTAGGAGCACAACAATGCCTGCGTTTGATGGCCTGTCGCCGTACCTGAAAGTCGCCGCCGGGCAGATGCTCGAAGACCCGGAGGTTATGAAGCTCACGCGAGACCTCGTGGCCATGCGCCGTGAGGGCCGGCAGAACATGTTTGCCAGCATCGTCTCGGGAGGAAAGTTCGGCAGCGTCGGCCGCGTCACGGCCGCGAATATGACGGGGCCGGATCTCTCTCGGATTAGCGATCTGGAGGCCGAGAGGGCTCGCATCCTCAGTGAGGCCATGAAGGCACGCTTGGTAGGCGTGAAAGGGCTCAAGGAACTTGCTGACGGAGGTAACGACGTCGCCAAGGCGTTCCTCTCGGCAGAAGGCACGGTACTGGCGTCCAACTCCGCAGCAACGGCTGTGAAGTACAAGGAAGAGTCGGATCGACTTACAGTGATGGAGGAGCGTCTTGCTCAAGGGCAGGAGGGACTCACGAACAAAGGACTTTACGGGCAGATCCGAAGCGCCGCAGAGGGCACAGTAGGAGGAGTTCTGCAGCCCGTACAACAGGGCTACATCGCCTTCCAGAAGATCCCCCCAGGTGCGTTCAGCGTGGCGGAACACGGATCTGTTGTTACTGAGTACCTCGGCGAGAGGTCGCCGCTCAACGCAGAACAGAAGGCGATTCTGCGGGTCCAACTACTGAACAGGGGAGTCACGCAAGACGATCTCGCGAAGATCGCCCCCATCTCGACTGATGAACAGGCGGTGTTTTCGGCAAGCGCGACGAGCATGAACGCATACATGGGGACTATTGAGAAGCGTGCCCAACTCGTCGAGGACCTCGGCTCCCGACTGGATAAGGCTGGTGTGGGCGTTTCGACTTTCGGGACGACGTTGGAGCGCAGAGGTAGCGACTTGACGAAGACCCAGCAGTTGGGGGCACATCTCGCTGCGTTGAACGGGCTTGGGCCGATAGCTACAAAGACGTTGGAGGAGATTGCCACCAACCCGCTCCTGCCGGACGCCAAGAAGCGGATGGACGCCATCGACGACGAGATCGGGCAGTTGAAGTCGGCCCAGGGCGGCCTGTTGAAGAACGACGCGCTCTTGTCGCTGCGTTCCAGCAGGGCGCTGCCGGAGTTGGTCAAGAACGCAGTCTATGTCGCGTACGACAAGAAGATCGCCCTGGCCGACGCCGATCCCGACGCCGATCCCGACGCCAAGGCGAAACTGGAGGCTGAGCGCGACGAGCGACTGTCCACGGTCGACGCCATCGGGGCAACGGCCGAGGGCGGTCGCCGCGCCGCGCGCGCCCTGATTCGGGAGCAGAAGGGACTGCAGCGAGGCGTTCGGCTTGCCGCGGAGGTCTCGGACACGGGCGACGTGGCGCGGACCCGTGAGCGAAACATCGTGGCCAGTGAGGCTGACCGCGCCGCTACGCTCCGGGCCACGGCCGATGCTGGACAGATGGACCGCTTGGGGCCTGACGAGGCTCGAGCGGCGATTATGAAGACTGCCACGGCTAAGTCCCTGACGCAGGACCTTGGCGTTGGGCAAGGGAGCCGGCCGCTGTACGGGAGGCCCGTCGCCGGTGCGCCCCCTGTCGCCGGTGCGCCGCCGAAGGCGGAGACCGAGCCGGATGAAGACGAAGATGGTGTCGCCCCGAAAGCCCCAGAAGCGGAGGAAACCGCGGCGTGGAACGCGCCGCCGCGAGCCACGCAATCCTTTGACCGCTCCATGCTCAAGGGCGACATGGTGCGACAGCGCCTCGAGCAGATCCGTGGCCTGAGCCGCGCGTAGCCGTCTTTGACGGAGCGCGCGGCGCGTGCTACACGAGCGAGACGACAACCACGGGAGTCTCCATATGGCTACGCCGCCGCGCACCAGCAGCCCCCTCGCCGTCCCTGGGTTCACCGCTCCTGCGGGAGAGGCTCCCAGCGAGGTGTGGCGCGAGGCTCGGGAGAGGCTTGAGGCCGACCAGAGGCAGGTCGATCAGCAGCGCAGCAAGCGAGCGGCGGAGAAGGCCGCGGCCGTCGCCGCCGTGCCGGTCCCGCCCCCCGCAGCGACCGACAGCGCGCCGACCGAGGACGACGAGGACGACGGAGACATCGCCGACGACGCCGCGGAGAACACCCAGGCGTACCTCGACCGCTACCTCGCGCCGGTGCGCGCCGCCGCGCCAGGGATGACCGACGCCTGGGTGGCGGCGAACAGGCGAGACCTCCCGCAGCCCATCGTCAACTTGACCCCAGAGCAGATCGGAGAGGAGCGCGCCGCCGCCGCCACCGCCTTCGACTTCTACCGCTCGGCGTACGACGCGGTCGACGGCGACACGGAGAAGCTCCGCGCGCAGATTTTGTCCAAGAGCGCCCCTGGCATCGACGCCCTCGCTGGAGACAAGAAGGCGTTCGAGGCCCTGGTGGACTTGGCGGATCAGGAGACCAAGCCCTACTCCTGGTTCACCCGCGCCGCCGGCACGTTCGGGGACGCAGACTTCGAGGAGAGCGCCGCGCGAACCAAGGAGGAGTTCACCGCCGGCCGCGCCGCTCGCGCAGTGACGCTGGGTCCGAAGCAGCGGCGGTTCAAGGAGTTGACCACGGTCTTCACTCCGGGAGCCCTGCCCGAGATCGACATCACGGACACGCAGGCGGAGTTGATCGAGGACTATCGCGTCAAGTACGCGACCGACGCGCAACTTGATGGCCGGGAACTGACCGCGGACGACTGGCGAGAGATTGAAGGGAAGGCCATCGACTCGGCCACGCAGGACATTCGCCACGCTATGTCCTCTATCGGCCGCCCGATTGTCTTCTCGATGGGAGCGTCGAAGACCCCGCTGGAGATGCAGATCGAGAACGACCGTGCGACTGGCATAGACCGTGTGCTGGATAGTACGGGCGCCTCCATCATGGAGGCCAAACTCCGGTGGAAGAAGGCGGAGTTGCCGACCGAGGCAGGTAGTGTGGACTCCGCACTGATCCAAGGAGGCAACGCCGCGGGCCTGCTCGGGCAACTCCTGATGGCCATCGACCCGACGGAGATCGTAGGCACCTCTTTGGACGTGGCCGCCAAGGAGTACCGGCGCAGCCTCGCCGCGGCGGAAGAAGACGGCGAAGTGGCCGACAGTGGGGACGTCCTGCTGAGCGCCGCCAAGGGCGCCGTCGCTGGCGGCTACGCCAACGCGCTGCAGATGTTCCCGCTCTTCCCATACGACGAGGCCCTGGCCGCTGCCGGCGCGGCTGGCGTAGTGCCGGAGGCAGCCAACGAGTGGCGCGAGCAAGTGGTGCGGGACACCATCATCTCGAGTGGCGACAACGAGGACTACTTCGACACCGTCACGGACGCACTGCCGACCTTCACGGCTGCCGGATGGCGAGCGGCCACGGGCGAAGAGAACACCGCCGCGATGAAGAAGTGGTTCTTGGAGAACCAGTTCGCCGCAAAGTCGGCGTTGATGCTGGTCGCAATCAAGACCCCGATGCTCCCCGTCACCAGCGCCCTCGGCCCCGTCGGGGACCTCGTGACCGGCGCGGCTCGCGCTCGGCGCATCCCCACGGACATCGCCACGACGATCGAGCAAGGCATTGAGGCGGGCCTGGACGCCACGACGGTTGCGCGGAACGTGGACAACGCCTACGGCGTAGGCCCCGGCGGGGCAGTGCAGGCCGTTGCAATCTCGGCCGCAGCCAACGCCGCCGAGCGGGACGTAGACCTGCTCACCCGAGAGGTGAGCCAGATCGTCTCTCGGGTGCAGGGGCCGGTGGATGCTGCCCGCGTCGCGAGCGAGGAAGCTGCGGCGGCTGCGGCCCGCGCGGCGCGCACGACCGCCGTGGAGGGCAGCCTCACCGCCGCGAAGTTGGACGACGCAGCGGTCGCGCCCATCCGCAGCGACCTCGACACGGAGGAGCTCCGCCGGCTGATCGACCCCCAGGCGGACCCGACGCAGCCCTCGAAGATGGCAGACGCCATCTCCGACTGGGCGGCGGCCGTCGCCGGCCCTCAGCGCACCAGCGACGACCTGCTGCAGACCACGGACCTGATGGACAAGGCCCTGGCGCACACGGCCAAGGTGCGGGAGGCAGTCTACGACGTGGCCCGCGGCGCCCAGAGCCAACTCGATGCCGCCGAGGCCAGCCTGACGCCCACGGTCATCGCCTCCATCACGGACATCACGCGCGCCGAGAAGGCCCTGGCACGGGCCATGACGCGCCTCTCGGACCTCCGCACGACCGTGACCGGCGCCGACGACATCCTTGACGGGGTGATCTCGCTCGCGCGGGCGAAGAAGAACGAGGCCGCCCTTCGGCTGCGACTCAAGCGAGTTCGGGAGGGTGGAGGCAACCTCTACGAGTCCCGCTCGCGGAGCGCCGTAGAGGCAGAGATCGCGGCCCTGGAAGGCAACACCACGAAGACCCGGCAGGAATACGCCTACTTGGCGCACCTCAAGTCTCGCGTGGCCGCAACGCCCCAGGGGGCTGCGGACATCCGGCTATTCTCTACGGACGCCCACGTCGTGATGGGCATGATCCGCAACAACCGGAAGCACATCGAGCGCGGGCAGGCTGCGCTGGAGGCCCTCAAGACGAAGAACCCCAAGGCGTACGCAACCGCCGAGGGGATCATCAGTGACATGCAGGCCCCGGCCCGCGTCCTGAGCGACACAGACAAACTGGCCGCGGCGGCGAATGGCAAACTGCTCCAGCGGCAGGCGGCGAACCTCCGCAAGCAGCAGGGCAATCTCATCAACGTGGTGAAGAAGCTCGACGCCGTCGATGCCCACATCGCCTTGAAGACGCGGGCAAAGTACCCGACATCTGTTCGGCCGCTCAAGGCATTGAAGGGTTCCGCGGTCAACGAGATCGAGTTGCGCCGCGCCGAGGCGCTCCGCCGCGCGAACGCCATCGCCCGCCGCCGAGCCATCAACGCCGCAGGCACCGACCAGCAGGCGCGCGTCGCTGCCGAGGCCGCCTGGAACGCACAGACGAAGGAGGTGCAGAAGGCCAGCCGCGCCGCCGTCAGCGCCGCCCGGACGGCGGCGGCGAGCCGCCTTGTCGTTCGGCAGCGGGAAGCCCTCGTGGAGTTCGCGGCGGCCCTCCGCCGAGGCGCCGCCGAGACCGCGCGCCGGAAGATCAACACCCGGTCCATGACCTACCGCACGGGCCTCCCCGACCGAGACCTGCGGATCATCGACCACGCCAAGGATGAGCTCACCCGCCGGTTGGGCGCCTCCGACGTTTTCGGCAACGCTGTCGGCACCAAGCAGGAGTACATCGACCACGTCGTCGCTTCGGTGCTGCGCGTGGCCGACGACATCGGCAAGGACCTCGACCCGGACGACCTGCGGCGCGTCATCGACGAGGTGTCTCCCGCCACGGTGGTCGACTTCGCTACGCTGGGGACGGCCGCGGGCCGCCGCGCTGCGCTGGAGAACCTCACGCGCTCGCTGGCAGAGATCCAGCACGCCGGGTTCAGCGCCGTCGGCGACGTGAAGATGGAGCACCTCCACCAAGCGGTCACCGAGGCCGTTGGCGTCGCGCTACAGACCCGTCGCGCCGAGCGGGACGTCTTCGCTGCGCTGACGATGCAGCAGTCGGCGTGGGCTCGGCAGGGGTTCCGCTACGCGCTCTACAAAATGATGACCCCCCGCGCAGGGTTCATCGGAGAAGGCAGCGATCAGGCGTGGCGCGTCTACCAGCACGCAGATCAGGTCTCTGCTGGCCTCCAGGCGTGGCTGGTAGTGCAGAGCCAGCGCGCCATTGACGACCTGATGAAGACCGGCGGACAGTACACCCGGAAAGAGTTGGCCGATCGACTCCTTACTACGCTCTCCGAGGCGTTTGCTACGGTCGGGGACAAGGCCCGGCTGGGTCTCCCGGTCGACACGCTCTCTCCTTTCCAGGTAGCCAAGCGGTTCTTGATGGAGCGGTCGCCCTCCGCGCACGCATCTACGGTCACTCCGACCGGAGGGGCCGTTCGAGACACCACGAAGGTGGCCGAAGTAGTAGAGGCCGTACGAGCGGCGAAGACCGCCCAGGAGAAGGCCGTTCGGGCGCACGCTGGCAACCAAGTAGTGGATGGGCGCCGCGCCCGTAGCGTGACCATCGACGCGGAGATCCTGGCCCGCAAGCAGGCGGAGTTGGATGCACGCAACGCGGAGGCCGCAGGGAACGCGACCCAGGCCGCGGAGGCCCGCGCACGCAAGGCGGAGTTGGAGGCCGATAGTGTCGCTGCGGAGAAGACGCTCAGCACCCTCCCGCAGGACATCATCGACGACGCCGTCCGGGTTGAGGAGGAGGCGCTCGCGAAGTTGAACGCCGAGAAGGCAGCGACGAAGGCGAAGCTCGCGCAGGCCGACAAGGACGTCAAGGCCGCTGAGCAGGCCGGGGCGCCCAAGAGGACCCCTGCTGACCGGGCCAAGAGCGCCGCGGAGATCAAGGAACTCGAGCGGCAGTTGACGCCCGAGAAGATCGCGGAGCGGCAGGCGCAGGCGCAGGCCATGTGGGAGGCGACGAAGGCCCGCAAGGCCGGCAAGTTGTTCGAGGGCAAGCAGGCCCCAGCCCCGAAGGAGGTCAAGGACTATGTGACGCAGCGCCTTGCTGAGGGCGCAGACCCGGCCACGGTGCTGTACGAGGCCGCGCAGTTGCCTGGGGTCCGCTGGGCCGCCAGCACGTACGTGCGCCGCATGTTCCACCCCGACGTAAGCCTCATGTCGAATGGCGGCCTCGCCAGTCAGCACCTCGACACGCTACGTCAGGCGCTCAAGAACCTGGAGAACTTCGAGGCGGACGAGGCGTGGAAGACCTCCGTTGGCCGGCGCCGAGAGACGGGCAACATCAAGCCCACGGCAGATGAGCCCTGGCGCTTCTCTGACGCGGAGACCGTCAACAGTGCCCGACGGATGCAGGCCATCGAGGCAGCAAGTCTGGAGTTCCAGGACGCACTGAACGCCCCGCAGAATATCAAAGAGGCGCGGATCGTTATTCGCAACCTCATCAAGCGAGGCGAGAAGTACCAGAAGGACACGCAGGAGCGCATCACCCAGGGGCTGGCCCAGATTATCGAGGTTCAGGGGCAGGCGGCCAAGACGTCCGATGCCTTCCTGGACTCGGACATCTTCAAGGCGTTCGAGCAGCAACTCGTCAAAGAGCGGGCCGCCGTACTGGCGAAGAAGGCGGAGCTCGCCGCCGAGGTCGGAGGAAACAAGGCAGGGGCAGCGGCGGCGCAAGCTGTGCGCGCTCAACTCACGGCAGACCAGAAGGCGCTGTTGGGCAGGATCACTTCGCAGACCGCGAAGGTGAAGGCCGCCAAGGCCGGGAAGGTCGCCACGCCGGCCGCAGCCGACTACATCCGCAGCGTGAAAGACAAGATCGCGACGATCGACGACGACATCAAGAGCATCAACGCGCAGATCGGTACGTTCGATCGCTTCTCCAGCGTCGATGTTGCCACGCTGGAGGCGGAGATCCTTCGCCTGAGCAAGTCCTTGAAGGATAAGCAGGACGCGGCGCAGATCGCCAGCCAGCGGTCTGCGGCATCCCGCAAAGCCCTGGAGGATGCGACGACCACGCTGCGGGCGAAGCAGGGAGAGTTGACGCAGATCGAGAACGCCGCGGCGAGCCTCACCCGCTCGGACCTTGTGGGCGCCATCAACGAGGGGGCGCTTGATGAGAAGACCATGACGATCTTCGACAAGATCGTTCTGAACATGGGGCGCTCGGTGTTCCGCGGTATGCAGGCCACAGGGCTCGACGAGGACACGCTCAACCGGATCTTGTATACGGTGGCTCGCGACGCGCTCGCAAAGAGCGATGACTTCAAGACGCTCCACGAGCGGATCAAGAAGGGGCTGCTGGGTCGACTGCCAGGGCAGTTGCGAATCATCGACGACCGCGCCCCTCGTACTGCGACGGCCCTCTCCGCCGCGCTCATGCAGGCCGTCACCGCAGAGTACACCACGCAGTATGCGCTGAGGGAGGGGCTCGCCATTGTGCAGAAGACGGAGGCGATGGGGTTCAACGCACTCCTCAGCCGACCCATCGCAAACTCGATGAACAACTCCACGACTGTTATTCGGGACATGTACTCGACGCTTGAGCAGGTACTCCGCACGGGCGCTCGCCTCGGGCGAGTCAACGAGGGCCGCTCGACCCTGCCCATCTTTGATCGCCGCGGGGACGTCAGCCTGGAGTTGGTAGAGGCCGCCAAGTTGCCCGGCTTCAACGGTGGCGTCTGGCTGCCGGAGAGCGTGCTGCGTACGGCACTGGAGGATCTCGAAGCCTACGCGCGGCAGATGGATGTCCTCAGCGCGACTGCCCCGGCGGAGATTGGTAGCTGGATTGCGGACAAGGCCAAGGACCTGTTCTCTATATGGCGGACCTCGAAGTTGGTGGGCTACGGCATCAACTTCGGCACGTACCGCACCCGAGCCGTGACTGGCGACATCGCGTCTACTTACATGGTCTTTGGGGCAAAAGAGGCGGCGAAGGTGGCGGCGATGTCCACGGCCAACGTCCTGCCCTTTGTGCGTGAGGGCGCCATTGACAAGCTCGGCGCCCTGGGCACGCTGTCCAACAAGGCGGTTGCCTCCTTGGCCGCTACCACAGCCGCGTGGCGCAACGGAACGGTCGCATCCAAACTGCTCTCTCCGGGGACGTGGCAGTACCTTCCCCGGCGGGTGAGCGCCGCGATCCTGGACAGCGTGGCAGAGGTTCCGAAGGCTCTTGCCGGGATCACCAGCCCTCACGTCGGGCGGATGCTCCGTGGAGAGATGGACGAGGTGCTCCGCCTGGGCGACACGGAGCAGACCGTAGAGCAGTGGTGGAACGAGGCCCGGCGTGAGGGCATCCTCGACAACAACGTCGAGATCAACCTCCGCACCGCCCTCCGTAGAGGCAGCGAGATGTGGGCGGAGGTCACGAGCCGCCGACACTCCTGGGCCGCGGTGGAGTTGGAATACTTCAAGCAGAAGAAGGGCAACCCCTCCGTGACGCGGGAGTCCGTTCGGCAGTCGATGGAGGCGTCCGAGAGCGTCAAGACCGTCGCGCGGACCACGCGGATCAAGCACGCGCTCCTACGGCACCAAGAGACGCTGGAGAAGACGGAGGCTCAGGTCCACGTCACCACGCGCATCACGCTCTACACCAGTCTCCGCAAGCAGGGACTCACGGCCAAAGAGGCCGCCGACGGGGTGAAGGCTGCCATCTATGATTGGAACTACGGCGCCAACCGCGCTGTGCTGAACATGTTGTCCTTCGTCCCGTTCGGCCGATTCCATGTTCTCCGCAAGCAGCAGGGCGTGGACATGTTGAACATGGCCAGCGACACCAGTCCGTGGCGGAAGATGGGCGGAGGCGCCATCGCTCCTCTCCGGCGCGCCGCCCTGCTGGAGCGGTACATGGCCAGCAGCACGCAGTCGGAGATCCCCAGCGAGGAGGAGTTGGACATCCACCTCGCAGATGCCCGCGCCTACGGCGCCAACATGGCCGACGAGTGGGGGATGACGCCCCAAGAGGCCGCAGTCGCCGCCGAGCAGGAGACGCTCTCCTTCTTGATCAGCGCGTGGTGGGCGCGCGCCCACTCCCCAGACTACCTCTCGAACCGCCAATACTTCTACGACATGATCCCTGCGGAGCAGCAGGAAGCCTTCAAGAAGGCGTACGGGTCCGACCCCAGCACCACGTTGGCCATGACCAGCCGGATGCCGCAGCTTAGCGTGTGGGATGCCTTCGAGGTCATCAGCACGGGCGCAGCCCTGGCGGAAGTTACTTTCGCCACCTTGAACGGGGAGGACGTAGTGGCGGCGAACGCCATGAGCAAACTCACGAAGCCGTGGATTGACCTACTGCCCGATCCTGCCAAAGCCATTCTGGCTGTATTCGCTGGTAAGGCCGGGGCTGAGATGGACGCCATCGAGCAGGGAAGGCACACGCCGCAGATGTTGGCAGCGGCTACGCCCGCTGAGGCCGATATTATGAACGCTCTGGGGTACGCCCCGGTGACCTTCGGCCTGTCGGATTCGCCCATTCGTTCGTTGCTGACGACTACCAAAGAGGGCGATGCGCGCCCCCGCGCCGGTGGGATGTGGTCCAAGTCCTTGCTCGCCGCTATTCGACTGGACCCTGTAATCAGCCCTGCGTTGACCAAGACGATCAACGCCTCTGCCTACAAGAACCCGCAGTACGGGAAGGACTGGGATGCAGTTCGGGCTGCTTACACGTTCTCGAACTTGGTCGGCGCCACATCCTACGGCGTCACTGATCCCCTTCGAGAGGCGACCTTCGACGTCCGGGATGTGAAGGCGGCCCTTACGAAGAAGAAGCAAACTGCAAGTGGCGCTTCTCGACAGGGGGCGCGGGCTGCAGAGGAGCAGGAGCCTTGACAGTGGCCTGACATCCCGTTAGGCTACACACCACCACGGAGATTCCCATGCCCGCTATGTTCCGCCCCGCACCCCTCACGATGCTGACCGAGGGGATCAACCTCTCCCACGGGCTCCCCCACCGCCTGCGCGGCTACGTTCGGAAGCTCGGCTCGGGCGCCAAGGCCATCCCGCGCGGCACCATCCTGGTGCTGACCGGCGTCCAGGAGGGCAAGCACCAGGAGCTCCTGTTCAAGCCGGCCTCTGCCGCGACCTCCGCCGGCCACTCGAACCCGCTCTACGTCGCGGGCGAGTACATCGCGAAGGAGTACGTGGACGCCGCCGACAAGGACCGGCAGATCTACCGGAACGTCGTCGACAAGATCGTCATCGACTTCGACACCACGGGCGCCAACGCCGGTGACTACGTCTACCTCACCGACGCGCAGGCCACGGGTGGCCTGAACATCAGCCTGACGCCCGGGACCTCCGAGGTCGCGGTCGGCATCGTGGTCGTCGAGGACACCACGGATGGCAAGGTGCTGATCGCCCCCGCGATGATTGGCGCCAAGGTGGCCCATCTGGCGGAGATCAACGCGGTCCCTGACCTGCACGGCACGATGGCCGCGACCAACACGGAGACCTACGCCGAGGTCACCGCGGGCGCGCTGTACGACGGAGGCACGCTGATCTGGTCGCTCAAGAGCCTCGCAGGGGGCGCTACGAGCAAGGCCACGGACTGGGTGCAGGTCGGGACCGGCGCCGGCACCAAGTTCCGCATCAACCTCGATGCCGCTCCCACGGGTGTCGGGAAGACCGTCACCTTCTCGTACGTCATCAAGCCCCCCGCCGCGTAATAGGAGCCTTCGATGCACAGCTTCGTGTTGCATAGCCGACGGGTGGCTGTGACTTTTGCAGGCAGCACGGCCAAGAAGGCGGCCGTGCCCATCTACGCTGACCCGGGTGGCGCTCGGGTCATGCAGTTGCGGGTCGTCCCCACCAGCCTGACCGGGTCGAGCCAGACGTACAGCGCCTGGGTGGCCCACTTGGCCGCGGCGGAGATCGGGGACCCCGACACCATCTTCGCGGACATCGACCGCACGATTGTGTCGGGGGCGACGCACACCCCCGCAGAGCAGGTCTTCAAGGCGGCGGGCGAAGACGACTTCTACGTCTTCGTCCCCTCCGTCTCCGACACCACCAACCACGCCTTCTACGTCATCATCGAGTTGGACACCCTCGCGGCGGCCGACTTCGTGGTGGAGGTCGTGTATGGCGCCGTCGGGTCCTACACGCAGACCAAGCGATCCACGCTGTCGGTGACCTGATGCGTACGTTACCGCCCTCCGTAGCCACTCTCGTAGCCCTCTATGAGGAGCCTACGGAGCCAGGGGACGTTACGTTTACTTGGCCGGAAGTTCCGCCAGGGACGCAGGCCACGTTCGAGTTGACGCAGGCCCCGGCTGAGAGCACCGCGACCGCTTCCCTCTCCGGTGTTCTCGCGGACGCTGATCTGCCGGGTGCCTACGTTCTCGAGCGCACCTGCTCGTTGATGGGCCACGCTGTCCGTAAAGACGTAGCTGTAGCCTTCCTGAACACGGCTGCTGAGGTGGCCGACCTCGCCTGGGCCGCCCCGGACGCAACCCTCGTCACCGCCGGCACCACCTTTGGCGCTGTCTCGTGGCCGACCCCCACGGGCGGCGCAGGCGGCTACACCTACAGCGCCGCAGCCTTCGTCGCCGACTCCGCAGGCGCTTCGAGCACCGCGACCGTCTCCACCGCCGGCACCGCGCCAGGCACGTCCACCGTTTCGGGGCTGGCTAACAATCAAACGGTCGTGCTCCAGCGCACCGTGACCGACAGCGACGGCGAGACCGTCACCGTGCAAGCCGCGGTCACCGTCGCCGCGACCGCAGCCGGCGTCACCCCCGGCACCGCGCCCGCGGGGCAGACCCTGGCGGCGGGCACCCCGTCGGCCACGATCGGAACGTGGGGCGCCCCGAGCGGCGGGACAGGCCCCTACACCTACGCGCTCACTGAGCCCGGCGGGTCGGGCGTCACCATCAGCGGGTCCGGCCTCGGCCCGTGGACCGTGGCGGGCCTGACGGATGGCGTGACGTACGTCTTTTTGCTGACGATCACGGACTCGCTCGGCGCCAAGGGCTACTCCGTCGTCACCATCTCCGTCGCCGCGGTCGTTTCGACTGGAGCGTGGGAGGTTGTGGGCGAGACCAACTTTGCGGACGGCGACTGGACCGACCTTGAAAGCACCGCCGCGACCGCTGCGACGCCCCAACACCTGCTCTATGCAGCGGATGGAACCACCCAACGGGCCTTCAGCCGCAACACCAGCACCTCGGCGCGAACGCTAATCCTCGACGGCGACACCGGTATCACGCTGCGGAACGGTTCGACTGCCGTGCAGCCGTCCGTAGGCATCGTTCCCGGCGGGTGGTCGGGGATGGCTGGCGCGTCCCGCCGAGACGCGCACATCCTGCAGATGCAAGTAGGCGGTTATGAGACTGCGGGCACGTCCAACTTTGTCCACGTTGTCGGGATTTCGACTACTTCCGCAAACAGCAGCCCGCTCATGGGCTTTCGCGTGGTAAACACTGGCAGCAACGTGTTGGTCACGTTCTACAGCTATTATCTTTCCGACAGTGTGACTCTTCGTACCATCCCGACTGGAGTTGACCGGCGGTGGTCTGCTGATTTCCAGCTAGTTATCCTCGACGGTGGCTCCAGCCATCGGGCCTACGTCACCGTGAACCCGACCGGGTGGGCTGACCCGCTGACAGGCCAGCGGGTGTCCATCCAGGCGCCCAGCCGCACACTAACGCTTGGTGACTGGCCGACTGCGGCAACGTGGACCGCTGGGACCGACAGCGGGCGCCCCGCGGTCGTTTTGTACCACGACGGTGGCAGTGTCACGCTCACCGAGTCCGGCGTCATGGTGACCCGGTGTCGTCATCTTCGCCTGCCCGGGGGATCACTGTAATGCACGTCATCTACGAGTGGGAGCAGACCCCACCGCCCGAGGGCCTTGTCTCCATTGTCGTGCGGTTGAGCCACGCCGAGGCCAGCGCCCTCATCGACGCGACGACCAACAGCGCCACCACCCCGAGCGCCGCCGACTCCCGCGCCATCGCCCGGCCGATCGGGCTGGCGCTCCAGGCCGCGGTTGCCGACGGCTCCCTGGAGCTCCCGGGACCGCCCGCACCATAAATACAGCATAGGAGCAGACAATGGCTACCCCCGCAAAGGGCAAGGCGAAGGCCAAGACATACGTAAATCCCGACACCGGGCGCAAGAACACCGTCTCCTATGGGCAGGCCGGCGCTGCCACGGACGGCGGCCCGAGGGTGCGCCCGGGGACCTCGAAAGGGGACGCCTACTGCGCGAGGAGCGCCGGGCAGATGAGGGACCACCCCGAGGCCGCGAAGAACCCAAAAAGCCCCCTGCGCCTGTCGCGTCAGGCGTGGGCGTGCGAGGGTGAGAAGTCTAAGAAGTAGAGGAAGTGACCGTGTCGAAGAAGCCGATGCCCAAGCCCCCGCCGAAGAAGACGTGGCAGGACACCAAACTCCCGCCCAAGAGTGGGAGCACCAAGAAGAAGATGTGCTGACGCACCCAGGAGAGGACATGGCCCGCTTCGAGGGGAGGAAGGTCTGGAACCTGACAGGGCACCACGTTCGGCTGCTCCGAAAGGGGGACCAGAGCATCGTCTGGAACTCTGACGGCCTGCTCCGCGTAGCGGCCGGGCCGAAGGTGGATGGCCGCACGCTGTTCCTCACGTCGCCTGCGGGCAGCCCGGTCTGCGTCGGCGTCTACCGGCCCCCTCTCCCGACCGAGCTGTTCTGCCACGGCTTCCGCCTGGAGGACATCACCGACGAGGACGTGGTCGTGGTCTCGACGCCGTGCGGCGCCCTGCTCAGAGACAACCCGAACCTGTTGCCGAACGCGAGGTTCGTGCTAAGCCCGATGGGTGCGGACCCCGTCAACGGGCGGAAGGGCGCCAAGAGCTTCGCGTACTGGAGGGGATTCTGATGCCGGCTTGCCGCTACGTGGTAGACTTCGGAGAGGTAGGCGACGAGCCTACTGTAGGGATTGAGTCTGCTCCCGCGGAGGGCATGAACGTGGTCCCCGCGGGCGTGCTGATGCACTACTACATGGAGGTCGCAGAGCTCGACTGCATGGGGGACGAGAATAGCCCCCTGGCGCAGTTCGTCTACATCGACGTAGTCGTGGAAGGAAACAAGCACGCGGTCAGCGTCAGCATCGACCCAGACACATTCATCAACGGCGTCGGGCTCTTCTACGTAGGGACGCTTCTCAGCGAGTTCCTGCTCGAGGAGTGGACCGATCGGCTCGACGAGGAGGAGACCGTAGGTCCCCTCGACTTGGCTCGGGGATGGCAAGCTCCTCGTGAGGACATCGAAGCATGACCACGAAGCCCAAGTTCGTCGTTGGAAGGTCCAGCCAAGGCCATCTCGACGGCTGTCGAGGTGTGCTCTCGATCCTTGTTCGCAGGGCGCTTGCTCGGGCGGACATGCCTCACGACTTCAAGGTCACGGAGGGGCACCGTCCCAACTCCGAGCAGGACGCCCTCTACGCGAAGGGCCGGCGGGGAGTGCCCGGCGAGAGGATCGTCACCTACGCCAAGGCCGGGCAGAGTTGGCACAACGTCTGGCCGTCGCAGGCCATCGACATCATGGTCCTCGTGAAGGGCCGGGAGTGGGACGAGGAGCTGTATGACGCGGTCGCCGCGGTCGTCATCCTCGAATGGGCGCAGATGCAGCGAGAGGGGCTCTGCGTTGAGACCCTTCCAGATGGGCAGACCATCACTTGGAACTTGGAGTGGGGCGGCAACTGGCGCCGGCCCGACCGACCACACTTCCAGATCGTCAAGGCGTAAAAGCTAAGCCCCACCGGTCTCCCGGCGGGGCTTGTGACTCCTTCCACTCGTGGTGGATGAGCTACTCGACGGGCGCGGGCTCCGCCGCCGGAACGACGACCGCCTCGACCGCGGCCTCGACGGCAGGCGGGGGCGGCACGGGCACGACGCCCTGGCCGAAGAGGAACTGCCACGCGGCGAGCGCGGCGGCGCCCACGGCGCCAAGGATGAGGGCGATCTTGCGCTTGCGGGCGGGGGCTGGCTTCGGGTCGGTCATCAGGTCCTCGGGTGCGCCCTCGCAAGGGCGGCTGCTGCGGTGGAGCGGATCTTCGCCGCCTCGGGGGTCTCGATCGGCCAGTCGCGGAAGCGCCGTTCGAGCTCTTCAAGGAGGGTCAGGGGCTTGGTCGGAGCCTCATCTACTGCCGGCGCGGACGGCCGTCCACCGAGCCAGAGAGCATTGAGGCGACTTCGTTTGGGACCGCGGCCAGCCTATCGCTGAGGCGCTCGAGGACAGCCTCAACTCGGGCGAGGGACGACGTCGTCGCTGCCATCGTGGCGCCCGTAGCGGCGTGGCCTGCTTCGAGGTGGGCGATCTTGTTCGCGTTGACCTCGTGCTTCGCGTTGAGCTGTGTCTCCAGGGCGTCGATCTTCTTCTCCGCGGCGCTGAGCCGGGTGTGCAAGACGGCCCAGGCGGTGGCGCCGCCCGAGCCCGCGCCGAGGGCGATGGAGATGATGCTCTCGTAGAGGGCTGGGTCGGACGACATGCAGGGCTCCGCGGCGAAAAGGTGCCGAGGCAGCCTAACTTACGCGAGTGGAGGAGTCAATGGACGCACTCGCACAGGCACCTCGGCGCCTCCGACGGAAGGCGCAGAGAGAGCAGCAGCGCCAAGAGCACCCAGGCCAATAGGACCACAAGGATCAGCGAGCCGTAGTAGGTGGTGTCGCTCATAGGGCTCTCCCCTGTTGCCGTTCTTGGTACATGTACGTGATCATCTCATCCCGTGACCCCCCGAGGACCGCGACATCGGCTACGCACCTCTCCCACGCGCTGTTCGGCCCAGAGCCGTAGATGGGTGTCCAGCGCGCCTCGATGCTCTTCGCCGTCTCTGGAGGCATGGCGGCCTTGATCGCCGCGCGCTCCGCCAGGAAGGTATCCACACGCGCCGCTGCTTTCGGGGGTAGGGCCATAGTTTCTGCCTCCATTGAAAGAGTAACCCCGCCGCGTCATGGACGGGCGGGGCCTGTGTCAGCAAGTTGTCAGGGCTACACGGGGATGCGGACGCTCTCGAAGTCAGCGCGGATCTCGTTCGCGAGCTTGATCATGCCGGGGCTGACGGCGTACGAGTCCTTCGACGACCGCTGAAAGGCGCAGTAGTTGCCCAGCATCGAGTGGATCTCGACGACGTTCTCGTTCGAGGTCGGCAGGGTGACGCCGACGTTGGCCTGCACGAAGGCGCAGAACGCCCGGCACTTGTCCACGCCCGCGCGCCACAGGCGGGCCTGGAGCAGGAGGAGGGCGCGCTGCTGCCACAGGGCCGAGCGGCTGGGGGACAGGGCCTCGATGGTGTCGCGCAGGACCTTGCGGCGCTCGGTCAGGGCGTCGAGCTCGGCCTGGAGGGCAGCGACCTCGGCGGTGTTGTCGACGGCGTTGGCCTCGGCGTTGAGGGCCTTGGCAGCCTCGAAGGCCGACCCGGCGCGGATGGTCGCCATCGCACGGGCGCGGGAGTTGGGCCACTTGACCGCGGCGGCGATCTTGACGTTGTCCGGGGGGGTCTCGTCGGTGAGGGCGACCTCGACGATGTGGGTGGTCTCAACGGGGGTCTCGGTGGCAGCCGCCACGGTGTTGCGCTTGGCCATGATAGTCTCTCCTGGAGGAAGGGCGCCGAGGTTGATCCCCGACGCCCTTTGTTTAGTCCCCTTGCGCGATGGGCGCAAGGGGCGTTTCGTAAGAAAACGTGATCGACCTACCCGAGGTGCCGGAGGCTACACGCTTTGCCTCCGCACTCGCCGTCCGCAATCGAGTTGCTACGCTCGTTGTCAAGGCGCTCGTACTCCGCCCAGTCGATGTTCTCGACAGCCGTCAGGAACCGCACCTGACGCTCGCGGAAGGTCTTCTCATCCACCTCCTCACGCGGGGCGCGGAAGTACACGTCGGGGGAGTAGGGCAAGAAGGTCAGACCCTTCCAGACGCCGGCCTTCCAGCCGTCGACAACCTCCTCGATCAGATCCGGCACCTCATGCGGCTCGTAGGTGACGGTGATCGAGATCGCCTGCGCCTTCGGGCCGGCAACCCAGGTCCGCGCGAGCTTGCGGTAGCGCGCCATCTGGTCCAGGGCGGACTCGTGCTCACGCAAGAGCGACCCTTCGGGCGCCTCCAGCGGAACCTCGAAGAGGAAGGTCTGGGCCGTGCTCTCGTCCTCGAAGAACTTGTACGGGGCGTCGGGTTGCTGCCGACCGTTGACGGCATCCTTGTGATCCGCGTACATGTCGAACAGCGACCCGTCGTATACGCACGCGCCGTCCTTGAAGACCTGCACGCGCTTCGCGGACCCTGGCTTGGCGACGAGCAGCGCCGGGGCGCTCGCCTGCACGGCCAGGAACAACGGGTGATCCGTGCTGATCTCCATGCGCTGGATCGACCAGCGGCTGTGCCGCGCGTGGGCGCCGCTGGAGCAGCCGGCGAAGGCGGCCGAGTTCCCACCCGGCTTGATCAAGAAGGCGCGCTTCGCGGGGTTGATCCCGATGCGGCGGGCGATCCACTCGTTGTACCGCTCCATCTCCTCCCGGAGCTCGACGAGGCGGCCCTCGTCCTCGAACAAGTGCGGGGCGTCGGTCTGCCCCGTCAGGTCCACGCCAATCTGCGCCTGCTCGATGGCGAGCTTGCGCCAGCCGGGCGGAAGGATCGAGAACTCCACCATGCTGGCCTGCAGGGTGCCGAGGAGCGTGGCCGCGCGGACCTTGACCGCGAAGGTCTCCCAGGTGTCCGTGGCCCGAGCAACGCCGGCCGACAGGTTGCAGAACTGGCCCGCGCCCCCGTCGTCGTAGACCTTCTTGTAGCCGTCGATGAAGAAGCGCGAGTTGTTCGCCGGGGTCCAGTCGTTGCAGACCTCACCGCAGGCGTTCGGCCGCAGATGCTCCTCCGTGATCCCGTTCGTACACCACAGGCCCCGCTCGCCGTTCAGCGACCAGAAGGTGTGCTCAAGTTCATTCCGAAGGTCGTGCTCCGAGGTTCGACCGGGCGCGTGGGCGGCGGCGGAGTTGTTGCTCACGTGGCCGGCGCGGGGCGTGGGCCGGCGAGCGCCGCCTGGGTACTGCCAGTCCTTGTAGTCCCGCATCCCGCGGTCCCGCAGGTCGCCCGTATCGATCGCCGCCATCCGTCGGACGCCGCCGCAGACGATGGCCTCCCCGACCAGCGTGTAGAGGTAGTGGACCTCGGTCGACCGGAGCTTGCGCCCGCGGGCGCCGCCGCAGACGGCGTAGATGGCATTGATCAACTCGCGCAGGGGGTCAGGGCCGGAACTGTAGCCACCGCGCCGGCGGAGTGGCTCGCCCTTCGCGCGCAGGGCGCTGTAGTCGAAGAACTCCTTGCGGTCGTGACCGGACCACGCCAGCCAGGTTGCGACCTGCACAGCCCGGCCCCAGCCCTCGAGGCTGTCCTCCACGACGAAGGTGTCCTGGCGGCGCATGTTCTCCGGGTACTCGATGTAGACCTTGGCCTCCAGGGCGGAGGGGCGTGAGGCCACGCGCTTCACGGCCGGCATGTTGCTCAGGACGGGGGTGCGCTTGCCGTGCCGTCG